CTGACCTACCGCTTCCTGATAACGGCCTTCATACACTTGCAGCAGATCCGCCTCACCCTTCAAGAAGGTATAAGACTCCACCAGCGAGGCGTACAACAGCGCCGATTCCGCATTGGTACCAAGCCAACTGGTGCCGCTACTAGCAGCCGTGATCGATTCCGGCTTGTAAAAATAATGCAGCTCCACGGTATAGCCGCTGCCGGGGGTGGGACCGACAATAAATGAGGTTTCGTCAAACAACCCGTAATACTTGGGCACTCCGGTGGTTGCCGCTACCGGATAGGCCCCGCGAATAAAGTTTACGTCTTTAAAGATTAGGTACTCGTAACCGCTGTTATCGAGCGCCAAAGAATAGGGGGAGAGAAAATCGGAGGGGGTTGCCAGATATGAATTGCCAGAGGTCATGGTGCCGGTGGTGTTTTTGCGAAAGTCCGGCAATTGCACCGACTTTAAGATGCGATCTTCGGCTTGGCTGATAATCGTGCCGAGATCGTTTACAAACGTGGTTTCAGTCGTCTCCAGATAATCCTGAATCGCTGACTTTAATGTGGTGTAAGTCCAAGCCATTAGCTGATCGTCACCTTAATAAACCCTGTCTCACCGTGCATGGTCAATCCGACCGTGCGGCTACCCAGAGAGGTCACACCGCCGCCAATGGGATTCCAAGCAGAAAGCCTGCGACTTTCAAGGAGGTTTGACTCAGGTCGAGCGTTCCGCAAGGCATCGCCATCTCCGGTACGAATACGGCCCAGCAACAACTGCGGCTGACCTTCATCCACCACGTCCTTGCCCACGCGCATACCCGTCGGTCTGCCGCCTTCATACTGCTCCACCATGTCTTTCAGCTTGTAGCGAAAGCCGGTGCGATCACAGTAGCCAAAAGCATATTTACCGTTAGCGTAACTCATGGGAACCGATAACCTCCCGGTGTGATCTGAAACGCAGCTTTCTCACGATCCGCATCCGCCGCTAGATTCCATTGCTCTTCATAATCCGCCTTCAACGCCGGCGCTCTCTCGGAAACCTCTGGACGCTTCAAACTCAACTGATAAGCCAACCCAGACACCAGAGACGGCAAATACCGCGACGGCAGATCCATCTCGTTTGACCCCGGCGAGCCGGAATCTTCTATCCGCTGCATGTAGTAATAGCCAAGCGTGTAGGTCTGCACACTGTCCGGCACCGGCCACAAGTTGATGGCAATCCCACCGGGATCTTTTTCAAGCCAGTACTGCAGCGGCTTCGCCTGCGTCAGCTTATTGGACAGATGCGCATAGGCGCTGATCGAGACCCGCGTGATCATCTGATCGAACTGAGTGCCGGTGTCACCCGAATTGGTACGGACATAAACTTCAATCACATCGAGAATATCGCTGGCCAGCGCATAACGCGAAGTCCCTGCGGTAATCGACGTAGTCCCTTCCTGTATGGTCCACAGGTTTAAGCCCCGGTTCTGCCATTCAAGCATTAACAGGTCAATGCTTCTCCGCGCCGTGCGATAGTCATAACCGCTGCGCAGCTCCAAACCCGCACGCTCGAACGACTCCTCGATCATGTCCGTCAGATCGAGAGTAAACGCATAAGTACCGCTGGTTGCCATTTAGACGATTCGCCCCCGTGTTCTACCTCGCCGCGCTTTGCCGTCACCACGAGATTTGCGAACCATACCGCCACCTTTAAAACCTTGGGCCGATTCAGCAAGAAGCCCTTGCATTCTGAGGCGATCCGCTTCTTCTGCAGCCAATCTACTCGCTTCTTCCTCTTCAAGCTCAACGTACTCTTTACGATCACGACCCAGCTTACCCATCAGCCACTTACTGGCATACGGCCCTTTGCCTTTAGCAATGCCATACAAAGGGCTTAACGCCTCTAAGATATCTTCTTTTGCCATTAACGCTTTCTCCCGTTATGTCGCCGCGCAACAGACATGGCAATTGCCACTGCCTGCTTACGGTTCTTAACTTTCTGGCCCGAACTGGATTTGAGCTTGCCGTGTTTAAACTCACCCATGACCTTCTTCACCTTGCGCTTCTTACGACTCGCAGGCGCACTTCGGGTTTGTTTGCCGGCCTGTGCCCGACTAATCGCCATAATCCGCTTAACTCGGGTTAGCGTAGTGCTTTAATGCCCAGACTAGGACGCTGTAAGTATCACCACTGGTGTGATCGTTGGTCGTCAACAACAGATCGCCGTTGACGCCTGTGCCCGCATTATTGGTAATTCCGGGCAAAGATTTCATGCCCATGCTGAAATCCCACGTATCGCTCCAGTCCTTGGGCGCTTGGCAAATAAATACATTGCTATCGGCGTTCCATAACAACTGGAAGCCCATGCCCACGTTGCTGAACCAGATGCGATTGAGCACCACCCGGTTACACGCTTGATCTGTGACAGCGTTGGCTGTTAAGCCGGAGACATCAATCTTCGCGACCGCACTTTCACCCGTACCATCACTGATATTGGTGAACTTCATCACCAAGTTACGACCGCCATCGTCAAGAATAGTCTGAGAAGTGACTGCATCAGCCATGTGACTTCTCCTTATTCAAATGGGGTAGCAAGCGAGCCGTCACCATGCAGATATGCTTCGCAATGCCATACTGACGCACTGGTCGCTACCAGACGAATAATGCCGCCCACGAGCCAACCTTGCGCCGCCGACCCCAAATCAATGGTGTCATCGTCACTGGCATCGGGGATGAAGGTGTTGTTATCGGTGGCCGTTGCCGGATCAAAGAGATAGGCAAAACCAGAGAACAAGTCACTGGCGTTGTCTGTGTTGATCTGGCCTGCGCCGGTAAAGGTCGTACCAACGATGAAGGTGTAGTTATACCCCGCTGCGGCAGTCGGCAGTGTTACCACGATGCCTGCTGCCCTGTTCAGGGTAAAAACCGTACCTGAGTCGGTCGATTCAACGCTTTTGGTCGCAGACGTAATGCTGCTGACGTTGGAATAAGCGGAAAGATACCCAGTCGTGGTGATATTACCGCTGGAGTCAACGTCCAGATTGGTGGTAATCGCACCCGTGGTCGAGTTCTTGCTGATCTGCTCGAACCCGCCTTCCGAACGGACTGGGCCATTGAATGTTGTGTTAGCCATTAAGATCTCCTGTCGTGGCTAGTGTCTGCCTATGTTTCACGTGAAACACTGACAGTCAGGATAAAAAAGAAGGGGGCGGTTACCCGCCCCCCGCATGCCCTAGCTGGAGCCGGGCGATCCGTAGATTCCAAGCGGATCAGAGACACCGAAAGAATAACGTTCACGCGCTTTGTAGCGCACGTTACCTGTATCGAAGTCGCCGTCCATGCTGGTTTCCAGCGGAGTTCTCTCAAACATCTTCAAGCCATTCGGGATATCGGTGATGACAAAGAAGGCATTCGTGTCAGTCAAATAATGATTGACAGCGTAGCCATCAGGTATCGCACCCATGTTACGAATCGCGTTGATGTCGTTATCAGCCGTTGCCACACGCTGCGTGGTTTCCAGCAGTCGATCTGCCGTAAACATTAACGCAGGCGGAACAATCAAACGACGCGGCTGAGCAGAGATAAGCAATCCACGCTCGTCGGTGAGACCAGCAATCGTGATGATCGCGTTCTCTAACGAGGTTTCATTCAAATCGGCTGCTGTCGAAGGCCGGTTGTCGTTCTTGCCACCAGAGACCAAGGGATGTCCGTCACCGCCGGTAACACCGTCGCCAGACGCCGTGAACAGGTTAACCCCGTCACCGGACTGGAAACTGTTGGTGAAACCATTGTTGAGCGGATTTGCCGCCTTGACCTGCTTAGTGTAGGCCATGGCTCGGGCAAGCGCCTTGGTATAGCGAGCCGAGAGTGAGTCATAGAGGTTGTCCTCCATAGCTTCCTCGGTAATCGCAAATCCCATAGCAATCGTCTGATGATTGTATCGAGCCGTGAAAGCTTCCTGCGCCGCGTCATAACTGATCGCCGCACCCTCGTCTTTCACTGGAGCAGCCTCGAAGCCTGACAGCTTCACTTCTTCCTCAAAAGACCGTTCCGAAGACTCGGTCTCATAAAGCAGATTGTGCTCATCCTCGTACTTTTCGTACTCCAATCCGAACAAGGCATTCAAGCCCGGAAGGAGTTCTTTGAGCATTTGCGCTCTTGAAATAGCCATTTGCTAAAGCTCCTTTGCTTAAATACCAGTGGTATTGGTTAACTGATGACCTACATTGAATTTCACAATGACATCAGTGTACGTGTCGCCAACCGTACTCGTCGGGCCGTCGACAAAGTCGACAACCTTAACCGGCAGCGTGTTTGTGGTTGCAACCGTCGAACCGTCAAAAGCATTTTTGCTATTGCCGATAGACGTAGAACCCGCCGTCTGAACGACGGCAGC